CTCAACATCTTTGCTGGTGGGTCTGGTTCTGGTAAGAGTTTGTTCATGCAAAACATTGCCATTAACTGGATGCAGGCAGGATTAAATGGGGTGTTTTTGACTCTGGAATTATCAGAAGAACTCACTGCCATGCGCATGGATGCCATGGTGGCCAACATGAGCACCAAGGAAATTTTCAAAGATTTAGATACCCTGGAAATGAAGGTTCGCATGGTGGGACGCAAGTCTGGTAAATTGCGCATCAAATACATGCCAGCACAGAGCAACGTCAATCAGATTCGAGCCTACCTCAAAGAGCTAGAAATACAGACTGGGCAGAAGACGGACTTTATCATGGTGGACTATCTGGATCTGGTCATGCCAGTGAGCGCTAAAGTCAGTCCCAGTGACTTGTTTGTCAAAGACAAGTATGTGAGTGAAGAACTTCGTAATCTGGCCAAGGAATTTAACATACTCATGATCACTGCCAGTCAGTTAAATCGCAGTGCAGTGGAAGAGATAGAGTTTGACCACAGCCATATTTCCGGTGGTATTAGTAAGATTAACACAGCAGATAATGTATTTGGTATTTTTACAAGTCGCGCAATGCGTGAGCGCGGACGCTATCAGATACAGATCATGAAAACTCGTAGTAGTTCAGGAGTGGGCACCAAAGTGGATTTAGAGTTCAACATGGAAAGTTTAAGGATCACTGACCCTGGTGAAGAGGCACAGGATTCCTATAGTCCAGCCGGCGGCCCTCCCAAGATCGCCACCACAGTTATGGATCAGATCAAAACCACCACCAGAGTGCATGAGCCAGTATCAGTGCCAGAATCGCAGGTGAACAGCACCAAACTCAAGACCATGTTGGCCGGTTTGAGATCAAAATCCGATTAGTCGGGCTAAATACACCATAAAACCTGGAGAATGCCTTGCAACGTCGAGCCCGCAGCATCTTAGATGAATTGGACACCCTGCTGACCCATCGTGATCGTGAAAATCTGGTGGAGAGTCGCGCCGCACATGTCATCAGTGGTGCCATCAATCTCATCAATTATATTCGTGAAAACTTTGACGCCGAACAAGCCCAGGACCTGGAACGTCGACTGCTAAACAGTATTCGTGCACAGGAGCCAGCCAAATTTAGTCGTGGTGTTCGACGCATTCGCGACGCCAACAAATAGTCATGAAGTTAACCGAAGGCGGCAACGCATTTCCTGATGTAGTGGCAATAAAGAAGGAATATGTTCCTGATTTATTAGCCCAGGTTCAGAAAGTCCTGCCTGAATATACCGTTATCCCGCACATAGGATCAGCAGGGTTCAAGGTGGAGGCTGGTGACATGGATTTATTCCTGGACCAGGACGAAGTTTTAAAGCGGTCTGATCAAGAAAATGCCAAAGATCCTGTGAAAGCTGCCAAGGCCTGGTTGGCTGCTGACATCGCCAAGCGCACTGGTTTACAGACTGTGGTTAAAGGCCGCAACGTGCATGTACGCATGCCATTACCTGACGGAAAATATGGCCAAGTTGACCTCATGGTCATACCTAACGCTGCCGGGGTAGCAGCCTGGCACCAGCATGGTCCACGTGGTAGTTATGCTGATCCTGACTTTGCTGGTAGCCACATATTCATGCTCATGAACAGCATAGGCAAAGCACTGGGACTGAAGTTTGATGCATTTTCCGGTACCCTGATGCGTCGTGACAACAACGAAGTCATAGCTGGACCTGACCGTGACGAAGTGGCCAGCACTCTGATACCTGGGGCCAATGGCAACGACTTTAACAGCGTCAAGAGCATTATGCGAGCTCTGGCTCGTGATCCACAACGAGATGCCAAACTGGCACAGGCTCGTGACGATCAGCAGAAAGGGCTAATAAAATTATTTGAACCACTGGCTGAGGATCGCAGACCCATCAAGTTAGATTTCCTGCAAAATTTGTTGGAAGCAGACGCCAGTCCCAGAATACCACACCCCGAGGATAGCATTTTTTCTGGAAGCGCCGAGGCTGCAAAATATCTGGGTGCACTTAAAGAAGTCATTGCCAATCCCGGTGAAATCAGCATTAAATGGGACGGTGGCATTGCATTGATATTTGGCAACAATCCTGCCGGGGTATTTGTCATCAGTGACAAATACATGGCTCCCAAAGGAGTATATCCCACCAGCCCCGAGGGCTGGGTAAAATACGACCAGGACCGCGGAGCTAACAGGGCCGACCTGTATGCTAAGATAGCTCTAATTTGGCCAGGACTGAAAGCTGATGTGGGAGATACTCCGGGTTTGTTCAAAGGCGACCTTATGAGTGCAGGCAAGCTGCTTCCAGTGAACGGGCAATATGTGTTTAGCCCCACAACAGTACAATACCGAGTCCCAGTAAATTCAGCCATGGGCCGGCTCATTGGCAACAAGGTAGGCATAGTAGCAGTGCATCAGTATGAAGGTGCTCCCTGGGACGGTAAAACCGGCATCACCAATGCGGGCAACGTGGCTATTCTCAGTCCCACTGCTGGTATTAAGTTTAAATTAAACGAGCCAGTTCAACTGGTATCCCAGGCTAACCGGTCCATTTCTCAATACGGCAAAACAACAGACGATTTTCTTGCAGGCATGGATGGAGTAGCCAAATCTGCATTACAAAAATACTTTAACCATAAAATCACTGGCCAGACAACTGAAGAGCTACCGGCTTGGCTACAACACAATGTCAGTGGTAAACAGTACAAGATACTCATCGGCGATGGTGGAACCGGATATCTGTATACACATATTCAGGGGTTTGAAGCATTGAAATCCATCTGGAACAGCATGTATCAGTTAAAAAACAATCTAGCACAGCAATTGGAGCCACAAGTACAGGGATTTGAGCAGTGGACCGGGGGTCATAAGTCTGGTGAGGGTTTTGTATTCCCCAGTAGCATTGGACTAATTAAATTGGTGAACCGTGGGGTATTTGGGCAAGCACACTTCAACAAGTAATCAGAGTTTTTGTCAGTCTGGCATAAATAACATTATGCGTTCCACGCACACTATTTAGGAGAAACTTAAAATGGCAATTCAGACACGTTATGCAGGTGATGCATTCGGCATCAACAACTTCGATCCTTCAACTACCGCAGCTGGTAGTATCATTTCAACTGGCTTGACCAAAGCTCCAGTTGCACTGAAAATTTTGCTGGGCAACAGTCAGAACTTCGGCACCAACGAAATGGTAACTGGCGGCGCAGTAGAGACAGTTCTGCGCAACATCGCTATCGACAGCACAGTGGTATTGTACCAAGTAGAGACCACCGGCGGTCAAATGAGTGTGTTGCTTGAGGCTTCAGGCGCTGGCTCAAACGACGGCGGACACGGCGCAAGTTCATACAGTGGTGCAACAGTGGCAGCAGCAATCCAGACACGTCTGCAAGCACTGGCCACCAACGTTGGCATCGCTGGCAACGTTTACATGGGCCCAGGCGTTACAGTAACATCAGCTGGTTTCAAACTGGCTTAATTCAGTACACATACTGATGACAAAAAGGCACTTTTTAGTGCCTTTTTTCATGGCTCATAAATACCGACATCATGGCACACTCGGGTTTATACACTTACATTGGATGCAGTCTCATTGACATCACTGCCACTGGCATTACCCGCAGTCAAAATTCAGACGATCTCAAACGTAATCAGCAACGCAACTGGGAAACAGTACTACAGTGCATGGGTCTAAGAACTCAGGCTTTGTATATAGATACCCCCACAGTGCATGAAATTGATCTGGAGTATTGTAATTTTGGCGAATTTTATGCTGGCGTTCACAAAGTCTGGATGTGGAAGTGGAGCACTGAATCCAGTGAGGTCTATGATCTGCCCGGCAAACCTCTGGCTGGCCTTCATCGAGATTTTGAACAGGTGCCGGTCATCACCGGACTCACCGAAACAGCAGCATTTATGTTGCCCATATTCCACCCCTATGGCACCATCAAAAACATATACTTTACATCAGTACAGGATTTATAAATAGTTGAGTAGATGCACGGCACACTCTGGCTCATTATTAAGGCTCAACTCTGGCAACACTCAACGCATCGCTTAACTGAATAAGCGGAGAAGACATCATGTCCTCGACAGACATTGAA